ACGGTTTTCAATCCCGATCGAGTAAACGCTATAAACGGTTTTGTCTATATCCACAAAGTAGCATCGTCTGAAATCACAGACGAAAAACTTATGTATGCTCTAAAGAGCTGTGGTAGGCCCGTGATAGTTTCAACTGGAGGTGCAGATAACAATCAAATCAGGAATGCTGTTTCAATATTTGGCACGCTACTAACGTGCCTCATGGCTTGTGATGTCGAGTATCCGGCAAAACGGCATAACATACGTCACATGATGAAACTGAAATATGAGTTTCCTAATATAAATGTTGGGTATAGTGATCACTCGATAGACATCTGCACGATGCCTATTCTTGTGAGTCACTACGGCGGCACATTCTATGAGAAGCACGTGAAGCCTTATGATGACCCTGAGTTTGAGGCTCATGCTTTAACACTCGATGAGTTTAACGAGATGTTTGAAGTCATGGCTGGTGCTAAAGATCCCCAAGTTAAGAACCCTCATCAACGGATTTATAACGAAGAGCTAAAAAGGTGGGTGCGACCACGTGTCGTCAATAAGTAGCCAAACAATCTGGTCACCACACAGCATACAGCAGCAAGATGTATTGCTATCTAAAAAGCCTATGACTATTGCTGCTACAGGGATTCAATGGGGTAAAGGTGTTCATATTGATACGCCTATACTTACAATTGAAGGCTATAAACCTGCAAAAAATATCACTATGAATGATGTTTTAATTGACCGTGACGGAAAGCCAACTCTTATAAAGGGCATATATCCTCAAGGCTACAAATTATGCTACCTTTTTGAGTTAACAGATAGAAAATCATTTGTTGTTGATGAATCACATTTGCATGTGATCAAGAGACGTGGATATGCAAAAGAAGAGATCATCAGCACTAAAGATCTATTCAAGAGGAAATCTATTTGGGAAGGGAAAAGTAAGCCTCAGATTCCTGCTCTCAAGCCTATTAAATTTGATGAAAAGAAATATTATATATCACCATACGTTATGGGAGTATTGATAGGTGACGGTGGTTTGACATCAAGTGTCATATTATCATCAATCGATAGCGATCTAGTTGATAGGGTTAGAAATGAATTGCCAGAAGGCTTTATAGCAAAGAAGAAAACAGGTCTTAACTGTGACTATACTATTATAAATGAATTTAGAAAGACTAATGACAGAGGGCATGGTGTAAATAAAGTAAAGTCAGAATTAAAAAGGCTTGGATTATGGGGTTGCAAATCTGAAAAAAAGTTCATTCCAAACGAATATAAACTAGGTTCAATAGAGCAACGAGTACAATTATTAAATGGTTTGATGGATACTGATGGCACTGTAGGTATGAACAGTAAAATGGAATTCTTCACTGTATCACTTCAGCTTGCAAATGATGTTATTTATCTAGTTGAAAGTTTAGGTGGCAAAGCATGGGCAACAGAAAAGCCAACTACTCACCAATTATGTTATCGAGTTAATATTATCAGCCCATTTTTTAATCCATTTTGGATTGAACGAAAAGCAAGTAAGTATTTTATCCACAAAAATACGCCAAATAAGTTAATTAAAAATATACAAGAGCTTGGCTATGAAGAAACTATCTGCTTTGAAGTCGAATCACCAACAAAAACCTTTGTAATAAAAGGTCAGGTAGTAACTCATAATACCACGGTCGGTGTCATGCGTCTTAAGATGTTTATGCATCAGTTTACCAATCGTGACGACAATTTTATCGTGACATCCCCTACATACAAAATTTTATATCAGTCAACATTACCCCCGTTTTTGCTTTATAATGACGACATAGGGAAATACGACAAAAAAAATGAATGTTTTAGAATCAAGGGCGGTGGGATAGTCTGGTTCAGAACGGGAACAGATCCAGACTCTGTGGTAGGAATCACAAATGTCCGGCATATCTTGTGCGACGAGGCCGGTAAATACGGCTTATACTTTTGGGAAAACATTCAAGGGCGGTCAGCTTTTATGGATGCTGGTGTAACAGTCGTTACTTCACCGTATTCGCTCAATTGGCTTTATAAAGACTATATCCGCAAGTTTCAGATGGGTGATGAGTATATAATGGAAAGCACCCATTTGTGCCAAGCCAAATCATCAGATAACCCTTATTTCCCCATTAAATCATATGAAGAGAAGCGCAGGACTATGGAGCCTAGGCGCTTTAATATGATGTTTGGTGGCAAGTTCGACAAGGCTCAAGGTCTAGTTTATGACTGCTTTGATGCACAAAAATTTTGGATTGATCCGATTGCTTTACCTGCTGGCACTAAGTTCTTTGCTGGAATTGACTGGGGTTATACTCATCCTTTCGTAATCGTAGTTAGAGCAATCACACCTCTTGGGCTGCACTATCAAGTAGATGAAGTTTATAAAACACAGCTACGTCTGAATGAAAAAATTGATGAGGCTCACAAGATGCTAGCTCGATACCCAATCGAGAAATTTTTTGCCGATCCTGCTAACCCTGATGATATATCATCATTCAATCAGCACGGTATTAGAACAGTTTCTGCAAATAACGACATTACTAAAGGCATCGAAGAACACTGGGAGTTGATCAATAGTGGTCGATATTTCATGTTTCGTGGTACGAATAAATATACTGCTGATGAATATGAGCTATACCACTATCCAGAGGAGAAGGATCTTAACCCTGATCAAGATACTTCTGATAAAGATGAGCGCCCAGTTGATCAAGATAATCATTGTATTGCTGAAGAATCTTTTATTTATACATCGAGGGGGTTGATTCCAATTGAACAAATCATACTTGGTGATTTTGTCAGAACAAGAAACGGTTTTAATCGTGTTTTAAATGCGTGGTGTTCTTCTGAAAATGCAAAAATTGTGTGTATTGTAACTGTCAAAGGCAAAAGAATTAGATGCACCTATGATCATAAGATTTTCACAGAAAATAGAGGCTTTGTAAAAGCTTCCAATTTAAAGTATAATGATATACTTATTAGTATTGGAGAAAAGAAATGGAAGCAATTACTTGGAAAAATAAAAGATACCGAAGATATCCCAATAGTAAAAGAATATCTGAACAAAGGTATTTTAAGTGTGTTTCAAATGGTAAATCTATTTACCTACACCGTGAAATGTGGAAGTCAGTTAACGGTGAAATACCTACAGGATTTCATATACATCATATCGACGGCAATACGACCAATAATGAAATTGAAAATCTTGAATGCATTAGTCCGTCAGAACATGCAAGAAAACATCCGGGAGATATCGAGAAAAAGAGAAAACACCTTTCAGAAATCAATCATCTCACAAAAAAATGGCATTCTAGTAAAGAGGGCATTGAACTACATAAAAGGCTCGGTAAAATTTCATCAAGCAAAAAAATATCTATTGATAAGAAATGCAAAGAGTGCAGCATTGTTTTTAAAACGATGCGTATGGATCAAAAAGACAAATTTTGCAGTAATAAATGTAGATCAAAGCATAGAAGAAAAAGCGGAATTGATAATATCAAATCCGCTTGTGAAATTTGTAAAAAATCTTTCATCAAAAATAAATACAGCTTCACAAGAACTTGTGGAAGACAGTGTACTGTATCTTTACGAAGAGGCAAGAACTAGAGCTGTATACGATTTGACAGTTGAAAATGAGCACGAGTTTTTCACAGATGGAATATTAGTTTCAAACTGTATGGATGCGAACCGCTATGTTACAATGGGGACATCATTTATTGGTGGCTCTCTCAAGAAAAAAATAATATCATCACGAAATAAAAATATTATCCCCACGCGGAAACATTTATATGACTTGGAAAGAGAAAAACTCTTATCCAAAAAGAATAGGAATATTAACATTTTATAAGGTGTTATATGCCCATTTATGACTACAAGTGCCATCACTGTGAAGACACTTTTGAAGTTGAAAAGCGGATTTCTGTTGCTGATGATATTGAATCTTGTCCACATTGTAGCGCTGCGTGTGATAAAAAGTGCCGACTCATAACAAATGGAAAAGAATTTTATGGTGAGAAGGTCGAGGAGCCTTTTTATTCTGTGGCGCTTGGAAAGTGGGTAAAAGGCAATAGAGACAATAGGCAGCAAGCTAAAGAACGTGGTATGATAGAAGTTGGTAACGAAGACTTCAATAAAATATATGAAACCACAGAGCGTGACCGCAATAAAATGTTAAATGGTCGCTGGGATAAGATATTTGACTCAGGACCATATCAAATAAGAGGCCGTTAGTATGCTTGAAACACTGAATCAGATCAATAACGAGCCAGAGCGAGCAAAAGAGTCGGGTTATTCATCACCTGATATCTCTGATGAAGAAAAGAATATTGTCAGAGATGTGATGAAAAAATTCTATCAATCGAAAAAGCACCGAGATAAAGGACCAGCTAAAAACTGGGTGTCATTTTATCAAATGTATCGAGGTAGCCAGTGGCCTAGTAAGAGACCTAGTTGGAAAGCTTCGGATTTTATCAACTTCATATGGCAAGTGATACAATCACAGGTTCCACTTCAAACAGATGCAAGACCAAAGTTCAATTTTATTGCAAACGAGCCTAACGATATTCCTTTCGCAAATTTATTAGATCAAATTTGCGAATCTGAATGGACAAAGTACAATTGGATGATGACCGTGCAAGAGGTCATACTTGACGGGTATATCACGGGTGCTGGTATCAGCTCAATGAATTATGATCCTAAACTCATGTATGGTATGGGAGCACCAGTTTACAAGAGCGAGGAGCCTTTGTACTGCTTTCCCGATCCCGAATGTAACGACATAAACGATGAAGAGAGTCAATCTTTTTTCAAAGCATACCCATACCCAACTGAC